GTGAGCCCTGGTGTTTACACCATTGAAAAAGACATCTCAGACTTTGCTCCTTCGATTAACACATCAATCGTAGGTATCGTTGGTTTTGCTTCAAAAGGTCCAACCAACAAAGCCACTCTGATCACTGACCAGAACAAGCTTATTAAGACCTTTGGTCCTCCTAGTGAGGACATTACTGGTCAGGCTCTTGAGGGGGGTCTTGAAATTCTTGAGACCACAAACTCTCTGTTCTTTGTGCGGGCTGCTAATGCTAACGCTACTGACGCTTCTGCTACAATGTCCGTTGGTCTCTGCCCCGCAGTTATTGTTTCGGGGCCAGCAGCGGCAGACGATGCGGCTAACTGCTTCGGAGGCACTGGAACAGACGCTTCTGCTTTAACCTTAAGAATTCAATCCTTTGACAATAATGGAGTCGCACAGTTTACTGAAAACTCTGGTGCTGGAAAAGACTTTACTATTGTAACTGGCACTGCTGATAGTCAGGCTCTCGCTCTTAGAAATATTATTGGTGGCAGCCTAGACGCTGATAAAGTTGGAGCTTTTGATGATGACTCCACTGCCGCTGGAGGCTTAGGACTTTCTGGAGCACTTGTAGGTGCCTTTGCTGGATCTGGTGCCTCTATAGGTGTATCAGCCTGTAAAGGAACTACTTTCAATGCAGCAGAGGGAGTTTCTGCTCTTAGAGTGGTTAATGGTCCAAGTGGAATAACTGCTTTTGGAGCTTCTGGAACTTATGCTTCAGCAGTTAGATCGTTTGGAACCACGTTTGTAGCAACTGGAACCAGCAGTTGCAACTACTTAGTAGAAAGTATTCATCCTGGAACAGGGTATAATGGTGGAACCAAAACAAATGGTGATGTTAGCGGTAACTCTATTACAATCAATGGTCTAGGTTCGCAAAACTTTAGCGTTGTTGTAAATCAAGATGGCATAGCTGAGGAAACATTTAAAGCCAACTTCCTGGGATCTGGTGTTTTCTTAGAAGAAGTAATCAACACAGGTGAGACAAACGCAACATCTGAAATTATTAAAGGTAATCTTAGAAAGGATGATGTTGATGCTACAGCCGCCGAACTGACTAGATTCACTGGAACCGCTGCAACTCTTTTTGGTGCAGGAGGGTTCAATGCAACTACTCAACTCCTAGTTCCTGCTGGTGGTGGTGTAACTGATGGTGTCGGAACTGCTACAACAGTTGCGGATACAACTGACGCTGGTGGTCGATTTGTAAAGCTTGTTCAGTCCGCAGCAACTAATCTTGCTGGTGGCGCAAACGGTGATGATTCAGATCAAGCCACTGCTCTTATTGGAGATGCTTCTCAAGATCCAAAGACTGGAATGCAAGCTCTAGATGATCCTCTCCTCAACATCGGAATAGCCCTTATCCCAGGAGTTTATACTCAGAGTGTTCAGAACGCTCTTGTAACTCTTGCTGAGACCACACAAAACTTCTTGGCTCTGCTTGCTCCACCTCTTGCAATCGGTAATGTTCAGGCTGCAATTGACTGGACCAATGGCAAATCAGCTACAACAGCTAACTCAAGGACTGCTGCTCTTAATAGTTCTTACGCTGCTGTTTACTGGCCTCATGTCAAAGTCTTCTCAATCTTTGATGGTAAGGATCGCTTCTTAGATCCTACAATCTTCGGTGCAAGACAAATGGCTTTCACTGATGCGGTTGCAGATAGCTGGTTCGCTCCTGCTGGTTTCCGTAGAGGTCGTCTCACTAAGCCAACTGAGGTTGAGGTCAAGCTAAATCAGGGCGACAGAGATAGCCTTTATAGTGGCGGCAATGTTATCAACCCAATTGTTAACTTCCCACAGCAAGGTATCACAATCTTCGGGCAAAGAACTACTCAGCGCGCTCCCACGGCTCTTGATAGAATCAATGTTCGTAGGCTCATGATTGCTATTAGAAAAGTAATTCTTCTTTCAACTCAAAGATTTGTCTTTGAACCTAACGATGAATTTACTTACGCACAAATTGAAGGTGTTCTTAACCCCTTCCTTGATGACATCCGCAGACGCAGAGGCATCACCGAGTTCCGTGTCATCTGTGATGAGACGGTGAACACACCAGTCAGAGTTGATCGTAACGAACTCTGGACCAAGGTTCTTATCAAGCCTACCAAGACTGCTGAGATCCTCATCTTTGAAATTAACCTGACTAATCAATCGGCTCAGTTAGGAAACCTCTAAGGAGATAATTAATGGCAACATCATATTACAAGAATAAATACGGTAGAGACTTCACCCCAGGCCAGGGGCTGCCCACAATTTCTACTGATCTCGACTCGGTTAGAGCTTATCAGTTCGAAATTCACTTCTTCGGTCTTCCAGAGGATATTACAAATCAGGTAGATCTTACTCTGGCAGCTAAGAAAGTGGGTGGTATTGAGATGAAAAATGAAACTCTGACAATTGATCGTGTCAATGACAGAGTTCATTATCCAGGTAAGAATACCCCTGGAGAGCTTTCGGTAGACTTTGATAACCTCTATCTTCGTGAAACTGCGGCTGATCTTTATCGCTTCTTCCGTCACACCTATGATCCAATCACAGGTGAGATGACAAAAAGCTCTCAGCCTGGAAATCCTGGGCAGACTTTTAAGGCTGATAAGGTTGAAGTCGTAATGCTTGATAACACCCTTACCCCACACTCAACCATTGAGCTTTATGGTGTTTACCCAACTTCTTGGCAAGCTGCTGAATTTAACTACGCAACTAACCAGTTTCACCAGTTGACTGTTACCTTCAAGTACGATTTCCTCAATGTCTATAACTATTCAAACCCCACTGGAGTTTGATAAAGTAGAGATTTAAATAGCAAGGCCCAGTCTGAACGTATAAGCAGACTGGGCCTTCTTTCGCTTATCTATAATATACCATGGATTACTTCTCAGAGTTATTAGAGAGCTACAGTAAGCTAAAAAAAAGAACATTCAAGCTGACATATATTTCAGAAGAGGATGATCCTAATGCTGAAGGTGAGCTTACAAAAATACTAAGTAATGCTCCTGAAACCCCAGGCTATGAGCAGAGTATTGAAGATCCAAATTATCCTGGGTTAAAAAGTTTTAAATATAGAAAAACTAAAGATGGTGGTGTCACAGTGTTGTCTCCCAGAGATGGTCAAGCTACCGTTCTAGATAAAAGTGGAAGCAGAGCAACAGTAAATGCTAAGGGTCAGCCCAATAAGGCTGGCGATAAGATGTGGGAGCGGTTGTTCAAGGCCATGAGTGGTAAGGGAGATGAGCCTAGTGCGTCCGACCAAGTTGGAGATAATCTAGAGGCGCAACAACAACAGGCAGAGCAGCAGAGACTATCAGATCTAGCAAAACCTGGAGGGGCTTTTCAGGAGAGATATAAGTATAACTTAAAAGAAATTGGTCCTGCTCTAGATTCTATTGACAATAGTATCAAAACTGTTCAACAAGCGTGTGAACAGTATGACAAAGCAAGTCAGCCAAAATATTGTAAAGAGCCTGGGCGTTACCTTACAGGAATATCTAATGCTGGTTTTGCACACAAGCTTGCAGCAGGAAGAACTTTAGTCATAGACCCTGAGACTGGTAGACAGCTTGATGAGAAAGAGGGCATTGCTCCTGGACTTCTTAATGACGTAGCAGAAAATCATGATGGTCTCATGGACTTTTTAGGAGGCAAAGGTGATTGCGATACAATTACAGATAAGATTGGATTTTACAAAGATCGTATGGTAATTTTTGGAGGCAACACTAGCGAAGGCGTTACTATAACTGCAAACTCACTTCAAAATGATGCAGTGGATAAGGTTAAAAGCCAGTGCGGAATAGATGATACAAAATTTCAAGAAATTGCAAAAGGTGGTCTAGCCCAAAATACCATTAACACTATTAGAGGAACTTTTAATGAAAATGTTTTTCAAATGGGTATTAGATTACATGCTGCTAACACTGAAGAGGAAAGACAGGCCGCGTTTGCAGATATAGCTGTGCAATTAGATAAGAAAAAAGTTCAGCTAACTGAGATTGCACAAGGATATCGAGAAGAGTCCGACGCAGCGTTAGGTTTAGATGAGACCTTTGATAGAGATGTCATCTTAGAGCAGGCAGGTATTGCGGAGGATGATCAGAAACTTAAGGACTTTGTGCTAAGAGAACTATCTTATCAATCAGAATTTATTAATAAAGCAAATGCATCTTTTGTGGAAGACGCGGCTAAGGTGGTTCGCACTGGAGGTAGGGCCGATTCCCTCTTAGGATATGAGAGTGAAGCAGATGTGCCCGCTTTTATGGGTGAGACTGAGCGCATAAAAGAAGGACCAAACAAAGGAAAGATTCGAGCCTTTCTGGGTCAGAAGAGAATTCAAGAAATCGGAAAAGTCAAACTTGGAGAGATTAACACCATTGAAAGATTGACGGGTATTGCTACAGGTGAGATTCAAGCAGGAGCTAATCTCGAAGCTGGGTTCCAAAAAAAGATGGACGACACCCAGTACAAAGGTTCAGGCTCTGATCGTCAGCAAGCAGCTAACGAGTTTATAAAGAATACCGAAGCAGATATTCAAAGAACCGTAGCTCCTCTTACGGAAACTCAAACTTATGTGGATGCTAATGGCAAGATTAAAGCCAGCGATCCCGAGTCTAAACTTAGACTCATTGGAAATCGAGTAAAAGGAATGCTGGGGTACAACGCGCTCAGGGGATCTGCTTTAGGTAAGGCTTTATTTAAGGGTGGTGGAGACTTTCAAGACTTCAGTAACGAGGCTACACAAGGAAAAGTTGCAGAGCTAGTTGCTAGGGAAGCTAGAATGAAAAAATATAAAGATGAGATTGAATCAGGAAATCAAGCTGCGCGAGACGCCATGATTCGTCAGGTTTTGGTTTGTGGAATGAATGCTAAGGATATGACGCAGCTAATAACCACCGACGCTGGGGATTCTTACGCTATCCCCCATAATGAAGTATTCAAAAAAATCTGCGAAGGTGAGAACTCTGATGATCCTAGTAAAAAGCCCACTATAGAAATAAAGGGTATGACATGCACAATCACAACTCCTGATGGTCTTTCTGTTTCATTCAACCAAGAAAGATCTTATAGTGGGGGCAAGGCAACTACTCGTTCTGTGACCAAGATATCTCCTGGAAGTATCGAAGCTCTTAACATGCTTGGAAAAGAGCAAAATGAAAGCACTCTTACAAGATTTCTTAAGGGTCAAATGGAACTGTTAGAAAATATTCTTAACTCATCCAAACAGAATCAACTTCTTTAAGTAAGTCATCGAACATATAGACCCTATAGTATGTGCCTTCTTTGTGTATCTCTATGTAGTTATTAGATTCTACCACTACATTAGAGGGGATGATAGCTAGTGTTGGCTGCCTATCCTGTTTAAATATAACCATTGGAATTTTCCCGCACTTCTCTGAATCTTTTTGGCATTGTTCTATAAATTTCCAGAAGTCGCTACTATGATTATATAAGCTATATAAGTTTTGGTTGTTATATCCTTTTTTGCACTCTAGGCAGTATTTAAAGTTTTGTGGAGTAATCAAGTCCCCATAAATTTTAAGGTGATCGGGCAGAGTGTGTGTGGTGGCGAACGCGCCAGATC